CAACAAAGACAAGGTTTGTATGCGTTTAAAGTGATCATGGATGATACAAATAACACACCAGATGTGATTGACAGAAATCAGTTAATTGGTCAGATATTTATCCAACCAACTAAAACAGCTGAGTTTATTTACCTCGACTTTAACATCTTACCTACAGGTGCTACATTCCCTGCATAAGAAATTAAAAGTTGAATATTTATAATAGAATAAAAATAATAGCAAAATAAAATGGCAGTATTAGATCCAAACGAAATATTTTTCACAGCATTCGAACCAAAACAATCTAATAGATTTGTATTGTATATTGATGGTTTCCCTTCTTACTTACTAAAAGGAGTAGGTGCTGTTAACGTATCACAAGGAACTGTACCTTTAAATCATATTAACGTTCAACGTTTTGTTAAAGGTAAAACAACATGGGGTACTATCCAGTTTACATTATTTGACCCAATTACTCCTTCAGGTGCTCAAGCTGCCATTGAATGGTTAAGATTACACCACGAATCAGTAACAGGTAGAGATGGTTATTCTGATTTCTACAAGAAAGATTTAACATTTAACGTATTAGGTCCTGTAGGTGATATTGTTTCAGAATGGGTGATCAAAGGAGCTTTAATTACTTCAATCAATTGGGGTGATTATAACTGGGATGATGATGGTACAGCCGTTAATATCCAGGTTGAAGTACAACCAGATTATTGTGTATTGAACTTCTAAAAAAAGAAAACTCAAATACTTTTAAAGAGAGCTTGGCTTTGTCAAGCTCTTTTTTTATGTTCATATTTATACTAGAACAAAGTTATTAAAAATAAAAATTATGGCCGAATTTAAGTTACCTACCGAAACGGTAGAATTACCCTCAAAAGGTTTACTTTATCCTGAGGGTTCTCCTTTAGCAGAAGGAAAGATTGAAATGAAATATATGACTGCTAAAGAAGAAGACATTCTTACAAATCAAAATTATATTCGACAGGGCACAGTAATTGATAAATTACTAAGATCTCTTGTTGTAAGTAAAATTAATTTTGATGATTTATTAATTGGTGATAAAGATGCTATTCTTATTGCTTCTCGTATTTTAGGATATGGTAAAGATTATACATTTACTTATTCGGGCGAATCAATTACAACAGATCTAACAGAATTAAATGAAAAATTCTTAGATGAATCTTTAATCTTATCCCCTCGTACAAATGAATTTGCTTTTGAATTACCTCACTCAGGTAATAAAATCACTTTTAAACTTTTAACTCAAAAGGATGATAGTATCATTGAAAAAGAAATAGCAGGATATAAAAAGTTAAATAAAAATGAAGGTAAAGAATTAACTACTCGTATGAAACATATGATTCTTTCCGTAAATGGTGATTCAGAACGTAGTACTATTTCGAGTTTTGTTGATAATGCATTTTTAGCTAAAGATGCTAGAGCATTCAGAGAATACTACAACCAAATTAACCCAGGCATTAATACAACAATTCAATATGAATTTATTGAGGGGATGGAGGAGGACCTCGAAATCCCTATTAATGCCACCTTTTTTTGGCCTGACTTCTAAATATCGAACTAATTTATTTCGACAAATCCACGAAGTAATATTTTATGGAAACGGAGGGTATGATTGGGATACTGTCTATAATATGCCTATATGGTTAAGAAATTTAACTTTTAATCTTATAAATGATCATTATAAAAAACAAAACCAAGATACATCTGCTGAAGATAGTTGGTTAAAGGGAGATGCGCGAAGCGCAGCTCAAGAAAGAAAAAAAATTACCCCACCTTCTTATGTTACAAAGGCGTCAAAAAAATGACGCCTTTTAATATTTATAACATATAATACTATAATATGGCCGATAGTTTAAAAGATTTAAAAAAGCAGTTAGAAGATTTTCGTAAGGAATACGAAAAGATAACTAAAAAACCTGCTGCTGTTTTTGATACAAGTAATGTAGAAAAAACACAACGAGCTATTGAACAAATGGAGGGTGCCCTAGATCGTGCCCGAGAAAACGCATACAGATTATCTCAGGGTTTTGTAGGTGTTCGAGAAGAAATTGAAGGAGTTTTAAATGGATTAGGTGATTCTGATTCAGCAATAAAAAAAGCTACACGTTCTTTAAGAAAAATTAAAAACATTTACGAAAAACTAGAAAGTGATCAATTAGGGATTTCTAGATTAAGTCTAAAAGAACTTAAAAATTTAGAGAAAAAAAATAGAGCAGAAGAAAAGTATTTAAAACTTCAAATATCTGAATTAAAAGAGAAAAAAAGGCAAGAATAACGTTATCAAAAGAAGAAGCAGAAGCACTAGCCC